GTGATTAAATTTTTTTCAGTAAAAAACCGTTTTTGTTTTGTGTTTGGTATTTGTATTCCGTTGTCTTTGAGTGCGTCTGCTCGGATTGTGTTTCGTGTTTCGTTGCGTTGTGTGACGTATCTGTGTCCGAGAATGTTGTTGCATTTTGCGCAGATACCTCGGAGGTTTTCGGGGTTGTGTCCTCCGCCTGCGTCTAGTGGGATTATGTGATCGACTTGGGTTGACTTTGCTTTGTTGCAGATTGTGCAAGTTGGTTGTTCTCGGAGGATTACTGTTCTGTTTTTTCTGTACTCTGGGTCGTTGTGGGCTTTGCTCATAGTGCTAGCGCCCTCGCAGGCTCGGTTGCTTGCGGTTGAGTGTGGTTGTGTTTCATGTCGGGCTCGTCTCGGTTTGTTTTGTTTTGTTTTCAATGTTAGTTCGTTGTGTGATTAAACCTAGTGCGATAACCCCCCGTGCGTTGCCTACAGTCGCACTCCCTATTTCTTTACGTTGCCTGATGCCGTGTTACCACGCGCATCATCTACCCACGCTTTCCGTGTGTTACCCGTCAGCGTTGCACTGCTGCAGGTCATGCCCGTAATAGTTTTCGGTATGTTATCGGTATGTTAATTACTGTCCTGTAATGACTCAATCACTTGCGAAGCTTCACGTTTATCTAATGCCTCGATGCTTGAGTACTGGGTGCCGAGCACGTTGTTTATGTATGGCATTAGTTCTGTTGTGCCTATTTTCTTTTCAAAGGCTCGCGCTCGTATCATTCCGCGCTGCTTAGGTGACGCGTACTGTTTGCTGTCCGTTGTGTCCCCGAATGGCTGTTCTAGGTCCTCTCGAATGGGCGTGATGTCTGCGACTGATGCTGGCTGTCTTGCTTGAACTTCGTTCCGCGACGCGATGCTTTTACCTATGCCCATGCCCAAGAACCCGAGAGCACGACCGAGACAGCTGGTGCTCGCGTTCATCATCTCTGAGCCTTTTGTGTAGTGCGTTCGTCCAGGTATCGGCTCCCAGCAGTAGGCAACTGTTGGCATTAGGTCTGTGCAGTCTCTCCAGACTGTGCAGCTGATCTCGACGTATTGCTGATTGTCTACAGTCACGATTATTGGCTTTGTTTCTTGTATGCGTAAATCTGGAAACTTTTTAAGAGCCTGAGCTAATCGGGTCGGTACGTCTACATAATCGCCTAAGTTAAATGCGTTCATAATTGTTTAACTCTCGCTAGTGCCACTGTCGCTAACTCGCCGACTTGCTCTTGCATATCAATAAGGTAACCGCGACACTCTTGCAATTCTTTAATACATTTAATTAACAATCGTTCTAACCTGCGATTGTTTTCCGTCATCAGTTCGTTTGCTTGTCGCGCCAAAATTAACTCGCCTGTCAAATAGTCGTTAGTGCTTTGCAGTTCGTTGAATTCTTTCATGATGGCAAATCTTCCGCCAATGTCACAAAATCATCAATTAGAAGATTGCTATTTCCGCCAAAATGATTAGCAAATTTTGCAAATGAATCAATTAGTTTTGTGTTTTCTTGCAAGTTCATCATCAATGCTTCATTTGCTGTGATCAGTGCATTGTTGCATTCTTCAAGCGCAATCAGTTTGTCTGTTAGTTCTTCAATACGCCATTGCAGTTCTTGAATGTGTCCAGTCATTTGGTCATTTTCTGTTTTAAGTTTGTCGCGTTCGCGCGCAACTTTCATGCCGTGTTCAGCCGAATCTCTTAACTGCTCTCGACTGCCGTAGTGCGGGTCGTAACTGCGTCTCATATTAAGCACCAAACTCGTATCGGGGACATGTGGCGACGTTTAGACGGTATGTAGTCCCCGGTGGGCATTATTAAATGTTCTTTATGTAGTTTTGACATCACTGCACCGAGCGCTCTGTTGTCGTGCGCCTCAATGCTTTTGTGAGTTTCCAGCCAATTCCACACGTCGTCACTTGTGAAGCGTTCGCGCATACGTCCAACGTTTATTACTGCTGATCGTGCGCAGTCTTTGAATGTGTCGCTGGTATTGGTTGCTATCTGGGCGATTGCTTCGTCGCGTTCTCGTATTGCATCAAATAGTGTTTTCTGATTAGTTTCCACGCGTTACCAACAATTCGAATCGGCGTACCTCGGACTCCAGGTCTTTTATTCGTGCTTCAAGTTCGCTGATAATGCCCATGAGATAGCGCACTTCAATTTCTAATACATGTTTTGGTGTTTCGGGCATTTTGCTGATCTGCTCACCGATCAATCGGAACTCTTGCATGCGTCGTAATGTTTCTTGGTGTTCGCGTTCCATTTGTAGATCAAATGTTTCGTTGTATTCGTTCTCGGTCATTTCTTTCTCTTTTCTGTTGTGGTTAATTTAATCTAAAAATATCATGCAAACTATTCTTAATGTAAGCATGTAGCAAAGTATGAACCATGCCATATGTTTTATTGTTCTTATTTGCATGACTTCGTGCTGTGGCATGTATCCCAAGCCGACCAGCCGACTCGAATATAGATCAGTCGTGCAGCTTGCAAATTTGTTAATGCGTCTAGCAGTGGCTCTTGCGTGCATATTTTCATTTGTTTACAAATTAGACCGTCGTACTGTGCGTGGTCGGGTTTCCAGTGAACTCCATTTATCATCGTGAGTCCGCTGTCTGACAAGTGCGTAGTTTCTGCAAAGCCGTTAGGCGTGCAGTCTGGTAATACTTTTTGTCCTCCGATGCGTCGTGGGCAGCACCCAGATTCTCGAAGCACTATTTTGGTGAGCTGTATTAGCTGCTCGGGTTGCCAGCCTGCTTGAAGTGCTACCGCTGGGAGCCATGAGCAGTCGCCGTGCTTGTATACGGTCGCTGGAAGCGTTGTCGTCGTCGTAGACGGGACATAACGGTAAATGTCCGCCATAGCCTGCCCGAAGCCACCAAGAGCCTCGTAGGGCTTCTCTGTTGGCGTGGTGCTTGACATGTCTGGTCTTGGTTGTGGCACTTGGTAAGCGCCTAAGCCGATTGCAGATAACGCAAACGCGATAGTTAGTTTGATGATTAGGTGCATGAGTGCCCTCGACTTTCTCGGTCAAGAACTACCCTACACGGGTTTTATGGTCACCTGTGGAATTAGTCCAAATACCCTATTCCAAGCCTGTTGAGCGAGTTCTGGACTGTGCGCGATAGCTGAGTTCACCTCGACATGCCACCAATCTCCCTCCTCGCATGTAAACGCTTTCCATGTAGCACGATCACAACGCCACGACCGTCGCAGTGCATAATCAATTACTAGCTCAATGCCAAGAGTGTCGGCGTGTTCTAAACATTTGTTTATAAACGCAAGCGATACTTTGCGTCCGTCTTGTCGTCCGCGATTCTTTTGTGATTGCCAGCGATAAGACAAATCAACCGCTAAGCCTTTTGAATGGTTGGACACGACTCCAGGCTTACCGCGTACATCTCGCAGGACCCAGCTGCCATTATTCCAGAGCGACTTATTGGAATGAAACACTGCACGCGTTAACCATGCGTCCATTCCTTGCAGTGGTTTCGCTACTACTGGAGCAGCGTTAACTGTGTACGGTTTTATTTTTTTTTCTTGTCTTTGTCTTGAATAAATAGGCACGCTAAATCAGGATCGCCGATCTTGGTGCTAATCCACGCCAACACTGTGCTCGTAATTGGCATGAGCATAAAAATCAATTCGCGATCAAGTTTTGACTTCCACAGAAAATAACAAATAACGCCCTGGAGTCCGCCCTTAAATGTTTGGTCGGCTATTTGTTTAGTTGAGTTCATGACAAGATCGCTAGCAGTTCTTCGTTAGTAATTCCGAGCCTGTCAAGAATTGTTTGACGTGTGTCTGCTTTAGTTTTTTCTGCTTTTGCTTTTGCTTTTGCGTCTTTTTCGCGTTGTGCTGTGTCGGCTTCAAATTGTGCTAATTCGGTTTCGGTGAAATCGCGTGTAATTGTTTCGCCTGTAACGCAATCAAATATAGTTTTTTGTGGGGTAGTCATATAGTCCTTAACTGTTTGCGTATCCGTATATTCGAACTGTGCCCGATAATGTCGCTGCCGTACTGCTCGCAAGCGTAAACGATGTAAACGATGTAGCGCCGAAATGAGCGCCAGCCGTGTAATTCCACTGCGCTGATGTGTAATTTAATCCTTGCGATAAAACAGTGGTTTTTTCTGTTAAAAAAGGCGACATAATTTGCATAGTTGCGCTTTGAATAGTTGTTGATTGCAGTTGATTAAGTTCAATACTTGACGCGCTAGCCGAGCCAGTGCTTAAAACCCACCCGCCGGCATTGTTTGCGATCATTTGCGAATATGAATAGCTTGAAGTAGCCGCGCCTAAAGTCAATAATAAAACTGGCGTAGCCGATGAGCAACCCAAACTATTGACAGTTACTAAATAATTGTCGTATGTTGTACTGAACGCACTGCTAAAAGTTGTGCTAGTACCCGTTAAAGATTGGCTAGCAATAAAAGTTAAACCGCTAGAAACTGCTGGCGCTGGTGCAAGTGTTGCCCACGCTGCACCGTCGTAATACTGAACTACGTTCGTGGATTCGAGATAACACAACTGACCCTCTGCAAGCGCTTTCTCGCCTGCACCGCCAAAACCTGCGTCGCGGGTCACTGTTGTAGCAAACACTGGCACGCCTGTCGCTGCACTGTTTACTAATTGTGCAGCCTCTAAGACTTGACCTGGAACGAATGTCGGAACTGTTGTCTGTGTATTTGCCATAACTCTCCTTAGATTACCCTAAAACATTGTCGGCGTTAAGTATCCCGTAGATCGCGTCCGAAACGATGAACTGGTAGACGACCGTTGTAGGACTGGTCCAGTAGGTGACTGAGTGCCCTCTGTTTACGTCTATGCGATGCTCAATGCCCTCTATAGCTAATTCTTGAGCTAGTTCTGTCGTGGACGTGCCAGACGTTATAAACGTTTTTTCTATTGTGATCGTCGTTCCGATGTCGACTGTGGCGAGTAGGTCGCGTTGAGCCTCGGTCAACATTAAAAACTCTGTTTGAACTGACGTATACCGAGCTGTAGGCGTGGGCACTAATAGATATTCGGCAAGTGCGAGAGCTGCTCCGTCCGAGTGAAGCAGACTGTTAGTAATTGATTCTGTCTGAATAAAATAGACCGCTTGGCTTGCTAGGTCCTCTGCTACTTCTGGACTACCGCCAAGTATTGAAACGCTGGCTCGATTGATTACTTGGTTTGCTTCAAAACTTATGCCTACCCCGTTGTATCTAAAATTTGTGCCGTCGTCGTGGAAGTCTGCGACTGGAGCCGAGAGAGTGTTTCCGATTCTCGGTTGAAATGTGATGTAGCCGTCTCTTGCCATAAAGAGCCTGCCTTGCTCGGCGACGTTAATTTGATTGCAGTAGGCAAGCGCGTTAGTGCCGTTTTCTACCGTGAATGGCGCACTACCTCCGAGAGTCTGAGTGCCTGTCGTGATGTCGCGCTGGGCGATTGGAAACGATATTTCGGGTCTGTCAAGTACCGCGCTAAGTCTAGCGCTTGAGAGTTGCTCGCTGACATTGAACGAAGCTAAATCAGTTTGTGAAAGTAAATAAAAGTCGTCTGCACAAAATACGGTAACTGTATCTAATCCGCCTAATTGAAAGTTGTAGTCGTAATTTACAACGCGCCCAACAAATAAATACTCTTGCACGTCGTAGGCATCAAAGCGTGACAATCTGACTCGGCGCATTGGTGCGAGTCCTGGCTGATCGTTAGCAGTGTCGAAAAATGGACTATCCGAATTTAGTGGATTAAATACGCCCGTCGTATCCAACATTGTAAAAGACAGTGAGCCAGCGCCAAACTGGTCGCCCATGTCGCGCCTACCGCGTCGACAAGTCAAAGAATTTATGCCGTCTAAAACTTCCGCAAATTCGGTCGTACCGTCTAAAACATATTCTGTTCCGTCTAATAATCCTTTAGTTGCAGAGTCCAAAGTAAACGCGTCAATTAAAAACCCTGTATCTATCTCCAGCGAATAATTACCAGAGTCGACTACTGCAACCCCTGGCATTAGTTAGCAATCACTAAATCAAGCGGACCCGATACACGCTGGTAAGCAAGCAAACTATTTACGACTGATTCGCCGATCTCTGCTGATGTCGCTAGTCCTCCAGTGACGTTAATTGTTATGTCGCCACGCGCTGCAATACGTTCAGCGTTGCCACCCATGAAGCCAGGTATCGCGCTTGGTCCTTGATACGGTCCGCCACCGCTGACTACTGGAGTAAAACCACCGCCACCGCCTCCACCGCCTCCACCGCTTGACACGGGAGTAGAAACGCTTGGCATAGTTGGCAAAGTAATTCCACCGATTGAACCTGTGCCACCTTCGCGAGCAAAGCCAGAACCGACTGACGCAGGACCGCTACTGCTACCGCCACCGATCGTCGGTAAGTTCATCGTCGGAATTGTTGAAATGTCGCTAAACGGGCTCAATAAATTCATGGCTTGAATAATGCGATTAACTGCACTAATCCAAGTGTTAGCGAAATACTGAAAGCCTTGCATCAATCCGTTAAGTACGCCTTTAACAATGTCTCGAAATGTCTCAAATTTGTTGTAAGCGTAAATGATGCCGACAACTAGTGCAGCTACGCCTGCAGCGATTGCTGTAAATGGGTTTAATGCCATAGCGAAATTGACTGCCATAATCGCAGTTGAAATTGCCGTGATCGCTCCAGCGATAGCTAGAAACGCTTTTGGGTTATTTTGTGCCCAGTCCGCAAAACGTTGCAACACTGGTAACACTGCGAGCACTACTGGGAGCAATGCAGCACCGATTGATTCTTGAGTTTCGGCGATGCTGTTTTTAAGTATTTTGAATTTGCCTGCTGCAGTGTTCGCTGATGCAGCTGCAGCGCCTGCAAAATTGTCTGCAAGTACTGTCATGACCGTATCGAGTGTCGCGCCTTCTTTAATCATTGCTTTAATCTCTGGAGATAAAGCCTGGAGTCCTTTCATGTTTCCGCCGTAAGCTTTAGCGAGCGCGTCAGAAACTTCCGAAAGTGATTTCCCTGTAGCTATTGACACGTCTTGCGCGATCGTTAATGCTTTAGTTGCTTCCTCGATGTCGCGTGTACCAAGTAATAACGACGCAAACGCTGGACGAAGCTCACTGTCCGCAGTCCCTGTCAGTCGACTAAATGACGAAATCATGTCCTCTGTGGCTTTGACTTGCGCGTCAGTCGCCTGAACCGTGTTAGTCATCGCTGTAGCGAGCAGAACTTGTTGCTGTTCGTCCTCGGCTGCTGCTTTAGCTGCAAGTCCGAGTGCGCCTGTTACCGCTGCGAGCGCTGCAGCTGCAGGTAGCGCTGCTTTCTGTAATGCAAAGTGAGCTTTCTCGCCGTTAGTTTCTAACTGCTTAAATTGCTGTATTGCTTTGTCAATGCCTTTGCCGTCAAATTCTGCAATGATCGGGATAGATAACATCTAGAGTTCTCTCTGCACTGTGCGCATTGCGTCCATGACCGCAGACTTTAGTTCTTTCTCAACGCCTCTACGCGCTTTATAAACTGCAGGTCCAATAAGTCGAGTGCGTCCAGGACCCACAAAGCCAAGCGAGTTACTTAACCTGTTCGCGTTAGCGCGTCCAGCAGTCTCAAAGATCGCTGCAGCTGGGTCCTTTTGCTCAATCAAGATCACGCCTACCGCGTTGCGTCGAGTGTCAAAACGCATTTTCACTCCGTTAGCTGCTTTGGAAACTGTAAACGGAAATAGTTTCCGATCGCGCTGAGTCCATTTATATTTCATGCCACTAAGCGGAAGCGCTGTATAAACATCTCTGCCAGCCTGTACTGCTGGCTGTGCGATTAGTGTCGCTTGAGCTTTGAAGTCTTTTTGCAGTTGTGGGTCAATTTTGCGCAAACCGTTAATAGTGTCTTTAACTCCGACGACTGTAATAGTTGTACTGACCGACATTGATTACCTCTTACGACTATTCAATATCGTAATGACTGTAAGCAGGTCGCGAGTGTCAAACTCGATTTGGGCTGGATACCACCCTGTAGCTACTAGTAATTCTGCTAGTTGCCTTCGGTAAGTTCCAGCCCCGTAGGGTTTGGGTCTGTTTGGTCAACTGCTGTTACTTGCATATCTGGATTCTGTTCAAGCCATTTGCGCCAAGTGTCTGGTACTTTGTCGCCTGCAAGCTTCACCAAGTTGTAAGCCCAGCACACTAGATCGCTGTAGCCAATTCCTTTACCGTCCGAAACGCGCCTATTTTCAGTTTTTTCCCATTCGCATATCACAAATAAATTAGTAGTTAGTTCGCGTTCAGGTTTGCCGTCCGCTAAATCTAATTTGAGTTTAACTTTCATTGTGTCCTGTTCTCGGTCAGGTATGACCGTCTAATTAGTCGACTATATCCCGTGACCAGTCGCCACCACTTGCCGAAAACGTGACCATTGCCAGCTCTCCAGTTGTTGAATTTATTGGAGTAAATGATTCCAAGAATCCATTTTCTAAAATCCAATATGGGTTAGTGGCTGCTTCGCTTCCGCTTACTGGGTGCACTGTCATAGAAAACGCGCCGTTACTTAGCAAATCGTAGAGAGTTGCTTCTGTTGAGCCAGAGCCATAATCCAAGTAAAGCTCAATACTGCAATTCCAGAAGTTGAGTCCTGGAGTGTATCGATCACCTGTGTCGCCAAATGCTGTGCTCGTTAATGAGTGTCGTCCAGCAGTAATTGCGCAAGTGCTGCCTTGTGCGCTGATATCAACTGGAGCGCCCGAGCCTGTAACTGTAATTACCGCGTTACTTAAAAATGTTGTTGATGCCATTGTTGCTCCTTGTTTGTAGTAATAGTTTTATCAGGTTTAATCGTGCTTAGTGTGGATATTGTCAAGACGTTCTAGCTTCGAGTCCTACTGCTAGGTCGTAGCACGGAAATTCTTGACCGCCTACTTCGAGCGTGCTTGGTCGCCCAGACATCACGACGATCGTGGAGCCGAGAACTGTGGCAACTATTGACATGATCTGTCTCAGTACCGGGAGCCCTGCAGGACCAGAGCCGACTACTTTAATCGGAAAGTCCATGCGGATTATGTTGCCGTTACCAGCTGCCGTCGTGAAACTTGGCGCTAATAAAAACACGCAATTAGGGACAATCTTTGTCGGGTCGTTTATAACTCGCAATCCTGAGACTGCTTCAAGCGTTGTCGTGAGATCGTCTAGCGCTTCGTTTAATAAATCTGTGTACGCCATTAGGCAACCGAGGGACGATTGATACCGAGTAACTGTTTCACTATTGGCGTGAGCGATTGCTGTGGAGCTTGACCCATTGTGTCGAATGATGCAAAAGCGTTCTCTAGTGAGCCTCGACTACGCCACAACGCTGCACCATACATCAAAGTACCGAGAGTCGCGTCACCGCCTGGAGACGTGTCTAACTGGTCGTAATAATTTGATTCCGAGCGTCGGCGAAAACAAAACGCGTTAGCTGCCAGAACTGATTGCTGTAGCAAAACGTAGTCGTCGGTTTCCTCGTCTATTTGTACGCCCAAATATGCGAGCAAGTCTGCGTCAGTTATCCAAGTGCAAAGCAGCTCCCAAGTGATCGTCCCTGCAGATGGAGCGCGAGTTACTGCGTCCCCAGTGCACATAAACATAACTTGATTAGCTAGCGGAATGTTTGGGTCAAACATTGGAAAGCCAGAGTCGCTAGTGCCGATGTAGTAATACTCTGGCAGATCGTAAATAATAAATTCGCCGTCAAATGCTCCGCCGACATCATCGACGGTAATAGTTTGACCTAATTCAAATTCGGCGTTCTCTAATGTTTGCAGAACTGCAAAGTTATTTGTTAACTGTTTGCTCTTTACGTTATAAATTGTCATGGCGGTAAAGCCCGCCCTAACTAACCGCGTTTAACGAATTTGGTTCCGTCGATCATGACTGATGCGAAGTATCCGCGCCATGCGATCGTGCGTGAAAGTTGTGACGGATTCTCGATACTGATTGCGCCCTTAGGGGTTTCCCAGTTCTCGAAGCCTGATGCGTCGGCGACGATCAAGTTTCCTGCTGGCAAGAAACGATCTACGACTCCGCGCAAACCGAAAGCCAGTGCGTCAGTGTTGCCTGGAGTTACTGAGCCGTAAGCGTTCATCGGTCCGACTGCTGGAAATAACGGTCTGCCCGAGTCGTCCACCAATCGTCCAAGCGCTGCGAAATACGCGGGAGTCATGATGAGATGAGTCGGTAGGTTTCCGTTTGAGTTTTCAAGAATTGTTACTGCTGATTCGTAAACAAATGCAATCCAATCCGCTGGAGAATCTGCATCGGTAAGTGTTGCAGTTTGTGAAACACCTGCTGCAAGAGCGTCAGCTGCAACGTTGTCAGTTGTATTGGCATATACGCGAGCCATGTCGTCTAATAACGCGCCGAGGACCTCGGGCGAACTGAAGTCGATTGAAGCTTCAGAGAGCGAAACATAGCCTCCGTAAATTCCTTTTGTAACTTGGATATCGTCCACGATGAACTGACCAGCAGTGATCGTTGTTGACTCTGTTACCGAGCCTTGCGATACGTTCGTTGTTACTTTTGGACGGATAAACACTTTGCCAGATGTTGGCATAGCGCGAACGCCAACCGCATCAACAATCGGACGCATTCCCACCAAGTTGTTATAAATCGGTGCGACGGTCGGTACTGGTAGCAAGCCGTCAAGAGTCGATGTGTTTACGTCTGGAGCTGATGCTTTGATTCCGTCAATCATGCGAGCGAAAGTTTCTCCGCCTTGACATGCTGCAACGATGTACTCTGCAGCGCTTGGCATGCGGAATTCTCGTTTTGGTTGAGCCCACAATTTTTCAACTGCGACTGCTGCTGCTTCGACTACTGGCACTGTTTCTGTTGACATGATTATTTCCTTTGTTTCGTCCTGTGGATTATTTAACTCTATTTCGGGTTCTATTTGTGGGATACTCGCAGCGACATCAGTAATCACTGAACCGCTGAAAGCTGGCTGGCTGACTACCGAAAGCTCGTTAAACGTAGCTTGCTCAATCACCATTACGCCTAATTTGTTGTAACTAAATTTTTCTACGTTTACGCCAACTGACACCTCGGAAAGCGTCCCGTCACTCATAAGCGTTAACGCGGTATTTCCGAGCTCTGTTGCCGAGACTGTTGCACGAAACATGAGCGCGTCTCCGCTGTCAATTCTTTCCACTACTTGCCCGATTATCTGTGTCGGGTCGTGCTGGAGATATAGCTTTGGGTTTCGTCCGTCAACTGGTAGCGAGCCTTTCATAAACATAACTTGCTCACCTGATGAAACTACTGCGACCTGATTCCATTCAACTGCTACGCCACTGATTGAGCGCCTCGGAGATTCCCCTACCGAGGCTGCGTCAACCGTGATGAGATGCGAGGGACTAAATCTGATCATGATTCTGAGCCTACATTATTCATTCTGTCATTTTGTGGCATCTCTGGCATCGAGTCTCCGTCGATGAAATCGTCCAGGTCAAATTCAATAAAGGTTCCGTTAGGCAGGACGTTGTTCATGCTGAGCGTCTGAGTGATGCACTCTCCGATCTGTTTAGCGCCAAACGTCCACAAATCCTGACGTGCCTCGACGCTGTTTGTATAAGCGTACGAGCCGACGCTCAAATTGAGTAAGTAGGCGGGGACACCACACGCTCTTGATAACTCCATGCTTTGAAATTCTGCCGAGTCTATTAAAAGCATTTTGTCTGGACTAGACGTGGTTTCCACATAATGAACCTCGGGCGAAAGCGCTGCAATTTGGTTAGTCATTCGAGCCTCTTGGAAAGCAGCTGCCAACTCTTGCAGATCAGAACTTGACATGCTTTCCGAGTTTGGTTGCACTTGTAAAATACCTGCAGCGATCGCCGACGACGCATTTCTGTAACGCGCTTCCTCTAATTTAATTGCAGTATTTATCGTCCGCTGTGAAGCGTAAACAATGCCCTCGTTACCTGACAAGAATTGCACTACGTCATTTGTCGGAATTTCTGCGCCGTTAAAATATAAATTGCTGGCTTGACTAAACCAAATGTTCTGAGTCTGGTCAGTGCTCGTAATCATGCTCGCTGGAAGTCGAGAGAATGACGCTGGAAACCCGTCAGCCGTCCTACTGCTGATATACCAGAACGCTCTGCCGAAAGTAAATAAATCCGCGCACGTCCACGAAAGCATGAAATTATTTGTCGTCGCTGGATTGATCCTGCGTAACCAAGAACGTGGAGCAAGATAAATTTTTGTCATCTCCTCCTCGGCTTCGTTCCAAACTTCGTTATACATTCGCAAACACATTGAGCCAATAACACTGCTAATCAGTCCGAGAGATCGTGAATACGCTGGGACGCTCATAGCGCGATTAAATAATTCGCCTTGCGTGTACGTGTAATAATCGCCGACCATAGCGCTCGAAGCACTACCGCCCGCTGCAGCTGCTACCGCTTTAGTTTTGTTTGTGCCGAAAATGCTCATGCGCTAAGTATGCCACTGCACTCGACAAGTGTGGTGAATAGGTGCTGGGCGCAACGGACCGAGAAAGCAGGTAACGCCCAGCCACCCAAACAGATATTAGCGTGAACCTACAACGATCATCGGTTTGCCACTTGAAGTCGGTTTGCTAGTAAGTGCTGCAGCCCAAACCATGCAACGCGCCAACTCGATAGGTCCTGGAGAGCGTTGCGAGCTAAGCGCGATACTGTTCTGCGACCTGACCGCTACCGCTCGCTGAACGTGCTCAGCAAACATTTCCTCGCCTGTATGCCACAACAATTTTTCGCCAATCATGGCGCGGACTCTTGGAGTGAATTTCAATATCTCGCCATAGCCGACAACTATTCGCCGACGCTCTAACGCTGGAAGCCAGTGCAAGTCAATTGTCGGAGTTATCGCAAATTTGATGCTCGGATTCTTTGCCAGTTCTTGTGCGCGTAAAATCATTTCGTCGTAAGTGTCCACAACAAATTCCACGGTCGCCACTGTGCGCCGATCAGGTAGCACGACGCAACGTACCGCGAAATATCTGGAGTCATCAAGACTGGATTCAATAGCGACGGTTCCTCCGTCTGGCATTGTGTCGAGGTAGTGCAACTCCGACCAGATACCAGGCTGTATCCATGCTTTATCGGACGCTACCCAGAGATTACAACTGGCTCGCAAGAACGAAGCTCGGTCGGGGTTTTCAGATTCGGCGATAATAGTTTTCAGCGACAATAGTTTTCCGAGTGCAGGGTTTGCGTAAGCCCACGCCTCTGGATTATCTAAAGGCGATAACTCCGGTGGTGGGCTCCATTCAGCGAAATAAAAACTAGAATTTTGTTTAGTGTCAATGGCTCGAAGTCCTTGCTCACGCCATTTCAGCATCGCGGTACTTGCCTCTGTGCCAGCAGTAGACCAGAGACTTAGCAGAGGATTCGGTTTGGCGCGTTGAGCCGGGAGCAGTCCTCCGTCAATAACCTCGCGTGAAATATCCCACATTTCGTCCGCGACAATTAGATCGCATGACATGCCGTGACCGACTGAATGGTTAGCTGCTCTAAGAAACCATTTAGAACCGTCGCGCATAGTCACCGAGTTACGACCGTACGATCGCATCAAAGTAGCGTTAAATCGTTTCTCTAAAATCGGTGCCAAATTATCAAAGAGCATTACTGCAAGATCAAGTCTGTGCGCGGTACTTAAAACCGTCTGTTTCAATCCGCTGATCTTAGGCATCTCAGTTAGCCACCAACCAACAAGAGCCATTAAAGCAACGGTCTTTCCGTTTTGTCTAGCTGTAGAAACTAGCGAAACTCTGTTGCAAAGATCACCGCTGAAGTCATAAAGCAGCTGCCCTTCAAGAACTCTTAACTGCCAAGCCATTAACTCAACTTCAAGATACTCCCTAGCAAATTCCCTAACACCGTCAACGTACGACCCAGCGTGATCGGGCAATACCGTTTCGAGTCTCGGCTGATCTCTGCCAGTTACCGCTAATCCTGGCTGGTTCGGGTCATCGGGGATAATCCTGAG